AATTCTGAAGTGAAAACGAATTCTGAAGTGAAAACGAATTCTGAAGTGAAAACGAATTCTGAAGTGAAAACGAATTCTGAAGTGAAAACGAATTCTGAAGTGAAAACGAATTCTGTATATGAACAAGAAATGCGTGTTTTAAAACGCAACGGCTCCGAGCAAGATGTATCCTTTGATAAAATTCTCCAACGCGTTAAAAAACTCGGCTCCGAAGTCTCCCCGCCATTAGCTATCAATTATAGTCAATTAGTCATGAAAGTCATCGATCAACTCTATGATAAAATCCCCACCTATGTCATCGATGAGCTCACCGCCGAGCAATGTGCCTCCTTAAGCACGAAGCATTTGGATTACGCCACATTAGCCAACCGAATTATCGTCTCAAATAACCACAAAATTACCACCGATCTCTTTTCATTTGCGATGGAGACCTTGTATAATTACTGTGATGTACATGGTAAACATAAGCCTCTCATTCATCCGCAAGTATGGAGTATTGTTCAACACAATTGGCGATTCTTAAATGATCTCATTGATTATGATCGCGATTATTTATTTGATTATTTCGGATTCAAAACCTTAGAAAGGTCTTATCTCATGCGTACTAATGGTAAACTCATCGAGCGTCCGCAACATATGTGGCTCCGCGTCGCCCTCGGTATTCACGGCAGCGATTTGCTAGCCGTCAAGGAAACCTACGATTTAATGTCGCAGAAATATTTCACGCACGCCACGCCGACGCTCTTCAATGCCGGAACCCCGCACCCTCAATTGAGTTCCTGTTATCTCTTAAGTATGGAGGACGACAGTATCGACGGCATTTATAATACATTGAAAGAATGTGCACAAATTTCCAAGTGGGCGGGCGGGATTGGTCTGCATATTCATAATATTAGAGCAACGGGGTCCACTATCATCGGTACGAATGGCACAAGCAATGGTATTGTCCCGATGCTCCAGGTGTTTAATTCCACGGCGCGTTATGTGGATCAAGGGGGTGGCAAGCGCAACGGCAGTTTCGCGATGTATTTGGAACCTTGGCATGCCGATATCGAATTGTTCCTCGACCTGAAGAAAAATCACGGTGACGAGGAGTTACGTGCCCGTGATCTCTTTTATGCTTTATGGTTGCCCGATCTCTTCATGGAGAAAGTGAAGCAAGATGCGGATTGGGCGCTTTTTTGCCCACATAAATGTCCCGGTTTATCCGATTGTTATGGCGAAGATTTTCTTAACCTATATAATACATATGTGGCAGCGGGAAAAGCCAATAAAGTAATAAAAGCCCGACAGCTATGGTTTAAAATATTGGATAGTCAGATGGAAACGGGTACACCTTATCTGCTGTATAAAGATGCGGCGAATAAGAAGAGCAATCAGCAAAATCTCGGGATAATTAAATCATCTAATTTATGCTGTGAAATTCTTGAATATAGTGACAAAGATGAGACCGCGGTCTGCAACCTTGCCAGTATTTCTTTGACAAAATTTGTGAAGTCGGACCAGACCTTTGATTATGATAAACTGCATGAAGTAACCAAAGTTGTTACAGCGAATTTAAATAAAATCATTGATATAAACTATTATCCTACGCCGAAAACGCGTGTGAGTAATCTCTTACATCGTCCGATTGGGATTGGCGTGCAAGGTTTAGCGGATGCATTCGCGCTCATGGACATTGCCTATCACAGCGATGCTGCCAAAGTGGTAAATAAATTAATTTTTGAAACGATATATCATGCGTCATTAGAGAAATCCAATGAAATTGCCAAAGCGAGGACGAGAGATATGCAAAATTTACAAGCCTATAGGGTAAGTGGTTTTAGTAATGGTTATGAAAATATCTTTAACACAGCAGCTAAAACTAAAAAAGAATATTTAAGTAGCCGCACTTATATGAACTTTGATAATTATGATATTATTGAATTAATCGAGCGTTTACAGCCAATTCCCAATGAATTGGAAAATTTGACGTATGCGCATTTAGGTGCTTATAGTACTTTTACGGATTCACCTGCCTCTAAAGGGCAATTGCAATTTGATCTTTGGTCGGTCGAACCTTCCGATAGGTATGATTGGCAAACGTTGAAATCCGATATACAAGAACATGGATTGCGCAATTCTTTACTCGTCGCACCGATGCCTACAGCGTCGACATCACAAATTCTTGGGAATAATGAATGTTTTGAGCCATTTACTAGTAATATTTATAGCCGCCGGACCAATGCAGGTGAATTCGTTTTAGTAAATAAATATTTAATGCTGGAATTGAATAAGCTCGGAATATGGAGTGAAGAAATAAAAAATAATATTATAGCGAATAAAGGTAGCATTCAACAGATCTCAAGCATTCCGTCGCATATCAGAGAGAAGTATAAGATTGTCTGGGAAATTCCGATGAAACATTTGATTGATATGGCGGCGGATCGGGGGGCGTTTATTTGCCAAAGCCAGAGCTTGAATTTGTGGCTGGAGGATCCAGATTATAAAACGTTGACGTCGATGCATTTTTACGCATGGGAGAAAGGACTCAAAACAGGCATGTATTATTTGCGTCGCAAGGCGAAACACCAGGCGCAACAATTTACTATCGTGCCGGAGAAAAATAAAGAACATAAAGACAATAAAGAAGAAGCACTGGGATGTGAGATGTGCTCGGCTTAACACAACCTTTAGAAAAGGTTGCACCAAAATACAACCTTTAAAAAAGGTTGCGCCAAAATACAACCTTTAAAAAAGGTTGCGCCAAAATTACAAAAATAGAGTAAAAAACATCATTTAATAAATGTTGTTTTTTTTGCTATTTTGGAGCGATTTTACTGCTATTTTGGCGCGATTTTATTGCTATTTTAGCTCTATTTTGCTGCACTTTTTTTAAAAGTGCGTTTTTAAAAGTGCGTTTTTAAAAGTCCGAGGAACAATTCTCAATATACATATTTTTTAATTTATAGCAAGTATCACTAATATCTGTAACAAAATCATAATCATATACCAACTTCAGATAACAGCGGAGGCAAATTAATATATCTGCCAAGGCATTATGTGTTCCCTTTGGCAAATTATCAAACAATTTAAAATGCAGTTCACTCAACGTGGGATATTTAAAGTAAGGCTTACCTGTTGGAGAGATAACTTCTATTTTACATAAATCGGTGGACATTTTCATAGTGCAATATTCGGGTTTTCGCACACCATTTATAGTAAAACGTTGATATTTACCAAGACGTTTGCTCTCAACCATGAGCATCCGCTTATCAAAGGAAATGTTATGCCCAACAATGACATCAGCATTATCCATTGCTTTATTGAAACAATTTAAGGCATCGAGCATGCGAATACCGTGTGCTTGACACATCATTAGACTAATATGGTGGATGGCTTCACTACCGGGCGTTATTTCCACGCCAATTGGCAATTGGATTAAATCATCTGCCATGTCGATGACTTGTTTAGTTTCGCTGTCATAAAGAATATAACTGAGTTGAATTACATATGGCCACTTACTGACATCCATGATGGATGCATTGCGTTCGGTCGGTAGACCGGTTGTTTCGGTATCAAATACGAGTACTTTCATTCTGTGATATATTAAATAGCATTATATCTTTAAATGTAAAAAGATAAAAGTAATTCAATTTTACAACCCAACCTTTAAAAAACAACCTTTAAAAAAGGTTGGACCAAAACACAACCGTACTTTTAAAAAAAAGTACAGCAAAAATCAACCCAACCTTTAAAAAAGGTTGGACCAAATCTCAACCTTAATTAAAGTATAATTTTGGTATATTTTTTGTATAAATTTTGGCTCAACCTTTTCTAAAGGTTGAATTTTGGCTCAACCTTTTCTAAAGGTTGAATTTTGGCTCAACCTTTTCTAAAGGTTGAATTTTGGCTCAACCTTTTTCTAAAAGGTTGTTTTCTAAAGGTTGTTTTTAAAGGTTGTTGTACTGTTTACATATACCAAAACTCTTCCGGTGGTACTTTGAAATCCCATGCTTTGCAATTCCATCCATATGAATCTTCGTCCCATAGCCTTTATTAGACATTAAACCATACCGTTCATTTAGTAAAGGCTCACGTTCACATAACTCTTCAATATATGTATCGCGTTCAACCTTAGCTAGGATCGATGCCGCGGCAATTGCCGTATACACATTATCCCCGCCTTCAATACACGTATGCGGTACTTGTTCCAACGACATTTCTCCATTTACTACCATAAGTGGTTTAAAATCATTTCCGTCGATCAGCAAATGTACATGCACATGTTGTTCTTTATTCATATCTTTACTTTTCTCCAAGACGCTTTTAATGGCTTCGTGCATCGCTTTATGGGTCGCATTGCGAATATTTATTTCATCGATCGTCTTTTCATCCGCGTACGCAACATGCCAATAGATCGCGTTTTTCTTAATATACTCTGCCGCCTCTTTAATTTTCTTAACAGAGTGAAATTTCTTACTATCTTTCATAAGAGCATGATTAAAACTGTCATCTTTAGGTAGAACCACCGCTGCGGTATAGACGCGCCCCAACATAGGACCTCTGCCGGCTTCATCAACACCAATTTCCATATTGGTACTATTTTCACTAAAATACTTTTGTAATGTATTGGTTTTTTTATTACCAATAGATTGAGTTTCTCTCTTAATAACATTTTTTGAAGCCATTTTTATATGTTTATAAGTAAATACTTATAGTTATATAAAAATAAATATAGATCAATTTATTTTATAAATAATATATATAATGAAGTTTAAATCTATGAATCCATTAAAATCTATGAATCCATTAAAATCTATGAATTCCTTAAAATCGACGCATCTATTAAAATCTATGAATTATTATGCCTCAAAGACTATGAGTTATTTGAAAACTTTTAAATATAATCATGGTTATGTAATGTTATTTATTATAATATGTGTAGCCATTTTTATATTCTCTAAAGTAACTAATAGGAGAGAAGGTTTTTCTGATGATAAAAAAGATTTAGATGATTATGATGGTTCTTATACTGCACCCGCAGGTAACACTGTATTATTTGATAAACCGCGTAAGGATAATAACAGTTGCAAGGATAAAAAAAATAATAAAAATAAGAAAAATAATAAAAGATATAATTCTGACTTCGATGCTAACGATGAGCCTCTAGGTATTCCGCGTAATCAAATACCCGATGGTAACGAAGATATGTATATTCTTAAATCGGAGGTGATCCCGCCGGTGTGTCCTGCCTGCCCAAATGTCACTGCCTGTCCTAATAATGGCAATGGCAATGGCAATGGCAATGGCAATGGCAATGGCAACGGCAATGGCAACGGCAACAGCAACAGCAAGGGTAATGCGCCACCACCCTGCCCGCCCTGCGCTCGCTGTCCAGAACCAGCATTTGATTGTAAAAAAGTACCTAATTATAATAGTAATAATAGTGAATATTTGCCGCGTCCGGTCTTAGCGGATTTTAGTCAGTTTGGCATGTGAGCTACGCAATAAAATATTATAAAAATAAAGTAATAATAATATTTTACATTCATTTTCGATTCTTATGTGTTCGTGTTCTCTTATGTTTTTTCATTGTTTTTCTCTTATTTGTCTTACGTTTTCTGTAAGTCCGACGTTTTTTCCCGCCCCAGCTATGCGGCATTCCTGTATATTCATCTTCTTCCTCTTCATCCTCGCCTTCTCTTACTTGTCGTTCTCTTACTTGTTGTTCTCTTACTTGTCGTTCTAAATCTAATACTACTTTCTCATAGTCTGCCAATTCTTTTGCCTGAACAGGTGTTATACCTTCTAAATTAAATTCTCTCTCTATAACTTCATCAGTTATACGTTTTATTTCTTCTTTAGAAAGTTCTGGCTTAGCTTCCTGCATTGATTTGGCACTTATTGTAGATCTAATATTATCGGTAATAGATTTTAATACATTATAAATTGTATTTTTATAAGTTGTATATCCCCCCATCAAAGCTTGCCTTTTCAATAAAATACCAGCACCTGAAGGTAGTCCAACGGCTGCTACTATTTGCAGAATAATTGCATTATAACGTGTTTGTAAAGCCATACAGGTATCTACGCCTGATATTACTGTGCCAATAATCATACGAAGACCCCATTCTACGGAGTTTTGACATAAAGCGGGTAGCCACCCCTTAGCGATTAAATATGCTTCAATTGCGGGAGCGATATAACAGCTCACGGCACCCGACCCACCGAGAATAGTACCCGCGGCAATGATATGAGAAATGGCATTTAATAATGTATTTTTCTCTGTTTCGGTTAAAGGATCTTCGGCTTGCGCAACTTCTTCTTTTCTCGCTGGAGGCATTCCGCCCCGGCTTTTGCGATTTCTATACTTCCTTTTGCTAGCGCTTATGCTACTGCGTCTGCGTACGCGCCTCCTTGATCCACCGCTTAAACTCATACCTTCTTCTAGCGCATTAGTTATATCTGTTATTTCTTTCTTAAGACGTGGATTAGAGGTAGAAAATTCGAGTAATTTCTCATGTATTTTATTTATGGCACTTTTTTTGGTTGGACATGAACTCATTTATATATAACCAACTTTTTAAAAAAACACTTTTAGAAAACAACCTTTTAAAAAAAGGTTGAACCAAAATTTATTTCCTAAACGCGTGTTTTATTTTTATTCTACTACGTTTGAACCTTTAACAATGGTTGTAATTTGGATCAACCTTTTTTAAAGGTTGTTTTACCATCGGTTGTAATTTTGGATCAACCTTTTTTAAAGCTTGGTTTACCATCGGTTGTGATTTTGGCTCAACCTTTTCCTAAAAGGTTGGTTTTTGGCTCAACCTTTTCTAAAGGTTGTTTTAATACATTTTCTATCTATTTGTAAAGTTTTGCATTTCTCTTCTTGAGGAACAATTTTAATAACGCACTTGGCTTTTTTCCCGTATAATGGTTCTGTACAACCTTTTTCTTTAGCTTTACCTTTCTTCATCGTTTTTGATTTATTTAGTTTCAGCATTTGTGGTGTCAATATTTTCGGTTTATCATCTTGTGTACAGCGCGACCGAAAATGTTCATAACGTTCTCTAATATCACAATAAGTTAATCCTGATTTTTTCCCTAAAAGTTTATTAACCGTTTCATGTAATTTATAAATAAAACGAGAGAATGAATCTCGATTCTCCATATCACTCATTTTTAAGGGGTTGGCTTTTAAATTAGTTTTCAAATTCTGCCTACAGTATTTACATGGCAGAACATTTTGCAAATTTATAATAAAATCACGATAATGTTGTTTATCTTCTTTGCTGGGTTTTACAGGGTAATTAAATGACATTGTGTGCAAAAAATGCCACATACTTGGTCCCCATATTGCGGTTAACATTCCATCACCACTGGAGTATTCTTTCTTTTTAAAGGTTCTATTCTTAGGATTAACGGTGCGCATATTATTTGATGCCATGTTATATTAAGGAGAGAAAACATATAATAAAAATAATTATATGTTTATTTTTTAAGGGTCATAATAGCTGTATAGTAACTAGTATCATTTGTGTAATTTACGCGGAGAATTTCAATGTATTGTCCTTGTTTATTTTTAAAAATCATTATTTAATAAATATAGAGGGATATGTTTATATTGTTTATATCACTATTATAATTACACTTTTTATAAGTTCACAAAAGTGCTTTTCAAGGGTTAGGTTTTGCCGCACTTTTCCAAAAGTGCTTTCCAAAAGTGCTTTTCAAGGGTTAGGTTTTGCTGCACTTTTCCAAAAGTGCTTTCCAAAAGTGCGTTTAGTAAACTATTAATTATTTATATAAAGATATTATATAATGTTTGGTTTAGACTCTATCAAAAATGTATTTTCCCGTGCGGGTAGTTATAAAAATTTCATTATTATATTTATTATTACACTTATTTTTTTAATAGCGGCGATTTATACTTACCGGCGTTATGTCTCTCCTAAAATAAATGCTAAATATGTTGCAAATAGTGAATTTTTACCAGAAAATACTAATAATACTAATAAATCTACGGATGTGGCTGATTTATATTTCTTTTATACTGAGTGGTGCCCCCATTGTAAAAAATCTATGCCCATCTGGCAGAGTTTAAAGAGTGAACTTGATAATAAGGAATTTAAAGGGTCAATGCTAAATTTTATTGAAGTGGATTGTGATAAAGACGCGGCTTTAGCCGAAAAATTTAATGTTCAAGGTTATCCCACGATCAAGCTAGTGAAAGGTAATCAGGTCATTGAGTATGATGCTAAACCGTCGAAAGATACGTTGATGGAGTTTTTGCAAACATCCATGTAGTTATGCAAACATCTATGTAGTTATGCAAACATCTATGTAGTTATGCAAACATCTATGTAGTTATGCAAACATCCATGTAGTTATGCAAACATCTATGTAGTTATAATGCCGTTTCACGTACACTATACATGCAATACAGTATTTCATAATGGTATTTAACAATTTTATTATTTATCTTTTTGTCATTCAAATGCAATGTGTCATTAAATAATGTAGTAATATATTGCAAAGCATGATCAAAGCTATAATATTTTATTAAATGTGTTAGGGTAATAATATTTTTATTATAAATATATGGGTATTCTCTCTTTATATCATTCATTATTGAAATAATACGATCTAATACTTCTTCTCTCAGTTCCATATGTATAAATGTAATGATTCTATAAATGTAATGATTCTATAAATGTAATGATTCTATAAATGTAATGATTCTATAAATATATAAATGTAATGATTCTATAAATGTAAATAATATTTCAATATTATATTAAAATGTCGGACTATCGATAAAAGCTTTTGGTACATCTTTACTAGGCACACCTTGTAACATGAATTGATCAATAATATACATACCTATAATAGAACTAATATAGACAATAATTGTATCACGCATTAGGAGTTTAATTGGTTTATTTTCTTTTAAAACAACTCGCATTTCTCCAAATTTAATGAGTAAATATAAAACTGCTATAATACCGGCTTGAACAAATACATTATCCATTTTATAATATAGAATTAATAATGTATTGATTAAATTTACGCACAACCTTTTGGGAAAAGGTTGAGCCAAAATCACAACACAACCTTTTCCCAAAAGGTTGAGCCAAAAAACAACCTTTTGGGAAAAGGTTGAGCCAAAATCAAGATATAATTTTGGTTGGATTTTGGTTAGATTTTGGTTAGATTTTGGTTGTGATTTTGGCTCAACCTTTTCCCAAAAGGTTGTTTTTAAAAGGTTGTTTAGGATAATATCTCTATATCATCTAAAATTGGCGGTGGCAACAAATTCATTGGACGATTTAAATCATTTATATCTGATATGTCTAAATTTATATTCCCACCTATTTTGATTCTTTCATCATCATCGTCATCATCATCATCATCATGTCGAGAACTTGCTTTCAATAATGCTAAAGTTTCTAATCGTTCAAGTGTTTTTGGTGCATCTACCATAGTTTCAACACCT